TACCGGAGCGTTAACTGTCAATCCAGAACTTGGAGAAATAGATGCTGAAACGGATCCAGAAGAAATTTGAGATAAATTCAGGCCGACTACTGAAGAAGCATTGATGTTTGTTAATCCTGACCCATTTCCGAAAAATGAACCGGAAAATGATCCGGAAAATGCGTTTGCAGTAACGCTATCACGTACAAATACAGACCCAGATAAAATAGTAGGGCCTATGTTAATAAATGTAGATGACCCAGAAACAGTAAATGATCCAGATACTTGTATAGACCCTGATGCTGAATATACGCCAGGAGATACTTCTACAAATATAGACGTTCCAGAAGATCCAGAAGGTCCGGGTTGACCTGTAGGTCCTTGCGGTCCTAAAGTTACTATTTCAATTATCTTCATCTAGTCACTTCTTTTGATAGTTTGATCTGACCCTCTAAAAGTCTAGTTACTATAGATCCAGAATATAATTCTAAATCGTAAAATGCTTTATCAAACGTAAACAAAGAAGATGTAGCTGCAGAAATGAAAATTCCAATCGATCCAGACGTAGCAGGAGCTGCACCGTTAGAACCAGCAAAATTTAATCCAGTTCCGTCTGATAATAAAGAACTACTTAAAGTAGCGTATAAAGTAGGATTGTTATCGGCATATCCGGATTTTATTTGCATACGACCGGAATATCCTGTTAAATCTATAGGATTTTTATTAGAGTCTTTGTATCGAACTTCTAAATTAAAAGTTGATCCTTGCTCGATTGTAAATGAATATTTGCCAGCTGCCATACTTTTTTAAATAAATATCTTTAATTAAGATAACAATGAATAATATTCTTTGAAGTGCTTTATTCTATCAGCTAATCCAATAGTCCCTCCATTAACTCGTTTAGTTACAGCAGTTACTGTAGCGTCATCGGCGCCTTTATCGCAAATCGTCCATAAATTATTTGAATTGAAGAAAAATGCTGCTGAAGCTAGTGCATATTTAGTAGCCACCAAATTAGGATTGGCAATACAATCTTCACCAATAAATTTTGAAAATTTACTGTAATTTTCCTTTCCAGTTAATTGAATGTATCCACGTCCACAAAATTTAAAACCTTCTTTCGAAGCTTCGTCGCCATTTCCCATTCTGTTTGCGTAAACTCTAGACCCTATTTTTTCTGGTTGACGAGCGTAAGATTCAGCTAAATTTCCAGGAAAATATTTAGGAAATATTTTTGTCAAACCGTCTTTAGAATAGTTTAAATTTTCAGTTACTAATTTAAATCCTCCTGATTCATGTCCGCATTGCGCAAGAAAATGTGCTAAGCGTAATGAAGTTGTAATGTTGAATTTTGCAGCTGCTTCTGGAATTTGAGCTAAAACTGCATCTGGTACATGGCCTTTAAGTTTGTCTGGTGATATCATAAGTTTAAAAGTTTAAATGTTCTGCTTCTGTTGTATGTATAACCTTTAAATTGACCTGAGGATACTTAGATTGTAAAGATTCAACTGCTTTTACATTCTTATATGAATCGTCGATAAAAACAATGTCATTATATCCTTTTTTAATTTCCTTTTCTATGTAATTTACTTTTAAATTTGGATCTGATCCTCCTACAGCAACTATGTATATATCTAAATTGAAATTCTTTTTAAGATAATGTTTAACTGGATAACCTAAAAGTCTAGCAGTTAAAATAGTAGTTTTTATTGAAGGGTCTTCAGCAGCTTGTTTAAGTAATTTCAAATTTGATTTAATTGGAATTGCAGTTTTTATCATTTGATTAAATTCTTTAAAATTAAATGAATCTCCTTGTTTAGGATTGTAAACTGCAAATTCAGCTGGCGTTAAACTAAACTCTTTATCTTTATTTTTTACAATAATATTAGATTTAACTTTAGCCAAAGTATCGTCGAAATCGAATATTCGTAGTTTTTTAACCTTTGCTTCGCTTAATGATTGAAATGCATGAGCAAATGGGTCTGAATAAACTTTGCCACGCTCAAATTGGTTGTCAGTTAAATACCGGTGAAGTTGTTCTTCAAAATAATAATTTAAAAATTCTGTCATGCTCCGTATTCTTTATATACATTTAATATTTCCGGAACTATAGGATGCCTATGATTTTTTAATAACGAAATAACCTTTACCCCTTTAACTCTTGACTCTAAAATTTTAAAAAAGTCAATACCTGATTCTTTTTTATTTCGTAAGTCGATTTGTGCAGTGTCACCGCAGAAAATCATTTTTGAATTCAAGCCTAAACGACCTACAATCATTTCAGTTTGGTTACTATTTACATTCTGGGCTTCGTCGACAATCACCGCCGAATTTACAAATGTTCTACCCCGTACAAAAGCGATCGGTAGTATCTCAATGTCTTGAGCCTCGATCATCTTATCAATAGTAACTTTATTATAAAGCATATACAAATTTGCATAAATAGGAGCGAGCCATGGATCCATTTTTGCTTTCATATCGCCTGGCAAATATCCGATATCATCAGCAGCAGCTACGACAGGTCTAGTAATAATGATTTTTTCAATCTCGCGAGTAAAAAACAAATCTAATGCAACTTGACACGCTAATAGCGTTTTTCCAGATCCTGCTTGACCTTTTAACAGCGTGACTGTATTTGCTAAGATTTCGGCTTTTGCTGCTTTTTGCTCTTCATTTAATTGAATATTGAATTTAATTGGATTTTTTGGTTTCCGTTTTTCAACATTATGAATTTTTTCTTTTTGATCCATGATGTAACTTTTTAAAAAAATAAATTTAAGATTTTTGTTGTTCGTTCATATATTGATGTACGCTATGAATGTAATCTGCAGACAATGTAATATATGCAGATACCCAACCGGGTAATTCAGAACCTTCTTCAATCATTTTATACAATTCAGCTCCTAATTTTATCATATCACGCAGCTCACCTTTTGCCATTTTTGCTTCATGGTCTGGATGCTTCGGCTCGGAAAAATGACTTAGTTCTTCTTTTACTATTTTTTTAATTTCCGTTTTAACTTGAGTAATTGTCGACATTGTAATTTATTTAATATAAATATCAAAAGATGTAAATTTACAGTAGTATGTACTATTATATTATGGTATTCATATTAAACGCTACGATTTAACAAAAGAAAAGGGGCTATTTCTAGCCCCTTCCTTTCGTACTATTTTAGTTCAGATTAAACTCTGTCCAAGCCATGTACTTTGATAAGTCCATAAAATTCTGGACGAACCATTTGCTTAGCGTAACGAGTCATTACCCCTTTACGTGGTGTAAAGTTGGTAGGATCGTATACAAGCGGAGTCATAATCAATGGAATATATGGAGCATAAACCGCACCAGTTTCAAGGAATTGAGATCCGCGGTAACCCAACAAAATCAAGTTGCTAGTCATGTATGGATTTTTGTACACGGTAAAGCGGCTATTCAATAGACCTACTTTTTGTACACCCATAGCAAACTGCATTTTGTCTCCGTTAGTATCAGCAGCATATCCTGGAATAGATTCAAGAACTGTTGCAATGTCAGGAGAACATACTAGGAAGTTTGCACCACCACGCATTGTCTTTTGGTGAATTTTATTAGATACTTTTTGAATTTTAGTTCCTAGAGTTTGGAACCAAGCTCCTTGGTTATATGCAGCGGCAGCAGCGGCAGTTGAATTGTAAGGAATAACAGTACCGGTAGCAGCATCATATTCATATCCTAGACGAGCAGACCATACGTCAGTTGTCACTGCATTTTGAATCAACATATCCAAGATTTCAAGATCGATTTCTTGAGAAATGTATTCAGAAAGCATTGAAGTCAATTCAGCTTCAGCGTCAATTGAGTGATATGCATTCAAATCTTGCGCAAATTCTGGGCTCCATACTGCTTTCAATTTACGAGTTTTAGCAACTATTGGCAATGAGCGAAGCTCAACATTGATTTCAGGAATTCCAATATCAGCTCCTGTAGTATCTTCAAAGTCACCGCGAGAATTAGCAGCTGGCTGTTTTTGATAAGTAACAGTGATATTTTGATGATCAGCCACGGCTATTGAGCCAGATACAATAAATGTTAATGTCGTGTCATTAACATTTTTAGTAAACTGAGGATAGAACGCAGAAATACCAGTACCAGATATTGCAAAAGCGCGAACGCCTTCTACGTCTGGAGTAGTTAATGATCCTAAAGTTACGGTAATTTTTTTGAAGGCAGACGAACCGGAATTAGCTGCGATAAATTTGGAATCGTAATCAAATTCGTCATCATCAGCAGCTGCAGCTGGTACGACAGAAGCGATAGAACCAGTTCCGGCAGAAGGAGTAAATGAACCAGACACGCGGATTGTAGCGGAAGCTTCGTTGATAGAATATCCGAAACGACCGGACCCATAAAGACCTTGAGAAGCGTCGGCGGTGGTGGTAGTAATACCAAATACAGAATTGTTTTGATAATCTCCAGAAGATGGATCAGTTGAACTGTTTAATACTGAAGTTTGAAATCCAGGTTGTGCAGTTACATATTTGAAATCCATGTAAAATACAAGACCTGAAGGAAGATTCATTGGCTGCACGCTTACGAAATCTTTAGCAGCAATTTCAGCAAACACACGACGAACCAATGGAAGAGCAACTCCAGACCATTGTTCTGCGTTAGTCTGCCCGCCGGTAGCATTAGCTTCAGTTACTAATTGTTTTGCTTGGTTTTCAAGCATGATAGCCATACCATGCTGTTCATACTCAGATGCTAAACCTTCAAGCAAACCGGTTTTTTTCCATTTGGAAACAAGTCCTTTGGTGTCTTCCATTTGCTTACGAAGCACTGATGTACTTTCATTAAGAATGTTGTTAAGTGACATTTTTGTTTTAAATTAAATTGATTGATAAAAAATTATTTTAAACCTGCTAGTTTTTTGAAACGATTAGCTAACTCAGTGCCTTCAGAAAGTACTTGCTTCGCAGGTTTGGTAGATGCTACCGGTTTTGAAGCAAAAGATTCTTTAACTACTTTTTTAGTCGTTGGCATTTTAAATGACTCGGCTAAAGTTGAGTAAACTAATTTCACTTCACGCAAATTGTACGCTCTGTCAAAATTTTCAATAACTTTCATTTTCTGAGACTCATTCAATGTAAAGTTACGGAACAATTTATTAGAGTAAAGAAGTTTTGCATTTAGCAAATTTACTTCATTGATTTTGCCTTTCAAAAAGCGAATTACATTGTAAGCTTCTTCAAGCTCTTCTTCATGTCCTTCACCTTCTGCTACAGGCTCTTCTTCTGAAGCCTCTTCGTCTTCTTCACGCAAGCTACGAACGATTTCATCTAAATCGACTTCTTCGTCCTCATCCATAGACTCTTCATCTTCACCCTCAGCAAAAAGCTCGTCGTCGAATTCAGTGTCAGCTTCTAAGTCTGCCATTTCATTGTCGCCGGCGCCAATTTCTGAAGAATCCAATTCTTCGTCCATTTCTAATTCTTTGATGATTTCATCTAAATCTAGATCATCATCTTCTTCTGAAGCTTCTTCTTCAGGAGCTTCTTCGGTTTCATGCTCTGCAGGTGCTTCGTGCTTTTCGTCAGCCATCTCTTCGCCTTCTTCCATTTCCATTTCATCAGCTTCGTCAATATCTTCGTCAGACATTTCTTCAGCTAATTTCGCAGAAATCATGGATTGAAGTCTTGGAGTAAAAGCTTCCTCTAAAGCTAACTTAGCATTTGCTAGAGCAGTTTCGCGTACTGCTTTTGCATCAGCAATCGCTTCTTTTAATAGGTCTTTCATCCTTTTATTAAAAAATTAATTGGAAATAAGATTATTGAAAATCTTAATAGAATAAAAAATTATAGCGTCTTGTATAAGAATGAACAAGACATTGTGCATTACGAATATAAATATGGGCATGCTCAAGAAAACATGCCCAAACGGTAAAATTATTATTAAGCTCTAGCAGAAGTTACAGACAATGCCGATAAATTTTTACTAAATTCCGGATTTTCTTCTGCGTATTCGGTGATATGAGCTATTAATTTTTTAATTAACGTAGCTATTTCAACTGATTTACCCATCATTCCGGAAATAGCGAATATCATTAAAATTACTGAATTTATTGACGGAAATAAATAAATTGCTAGCGCAAGTAAACAAACAGTAACTATAATTGTTCCTGCAATTCCTGCAATTTTTTGACCGAGTACTCTGGCTCCTAATTTTTTTGTTATCCATTCAAAAGCTTTTTCCATTGCTTTTGCAGGAAATCCAGTTATCGATTTAATTTGAGAAATTGCAAAATCTAAATTAGCTTTTAATTTTTTTTCGTTAATATTAAATCCAATTTTATGCAACGCTTCGGCTAGTGCATGCATCAATGCAGCATTTCCTAATACAGTACCTGCAGCTTCTATAGAATGAAGAATTCCAGATTCTGATATAACATACGATCTAGCCTCTTTAATTTCAGTCTTTATAGATTCTATGTCAGATGCATCGACATTGTTAATATTACCGTCAGCATCGATTAATGCAGACAGCATAGCCGCTTGCACTTCATCGTCGGTAATATTTTCTCCGTCTTTTTTAAGCTCAGCTCCTAGCGAAAATAATTGTTTTTGCACTGCCGATGCTGTTCCTGTAGCAGATTCCGTTAATGAGTTTACTAACGATTGAAGTATAATGTTATGAGCAATAGGAGCTAATTTCATTTTATTTCTTTTCCTTAGTAGGTTCTTTTTCGCCTTTATCCTTGCCCGGTTCTTCTTTAGCTACATAATTTTTATCTACCCAATTGAAAAATCGTTTTTTTGCTTTTGGTGTTTCCAAATCTGAAGGTTTTTCAATTTTAAATTTTTTCATAGCTTTTTGAAAAAACTTTTGATATTCTTCTCCTTGAGCTTCATTTACCATACCTCCAACATCATAATACTTATTTAAAGTCGATCCTATATCTTCATAAGCAGACTCTAAACGTTGCTGCAATCCTTCAATTTCTTGAGCTGTTTTTTCAAATATTTTATGCGCTTCACTTAAATGCTTCATATGACGATTTACAGTTTGAGTGTCAAACCAATCTTGCGTTTCTGATAGCGTTAAATGATTTGCAGCATCGATAAGCTCTCCTAAATATTGCGACGTTTCCTTTAAAGAATGTTTTCGATAAATTCCATTAGCATGCTCTGCAAATCGATATACAGCTTCTAAAAAAGCTTTCTTTTCTTCATTTGACATTTTAACAACTTCTTCATTTTCTTTTAAAGAAATCAATGACGAAAGTTTAATTGTATTTTGACTCATTTGTTTTTGATTTAAAGATTCATTTGCGTTGATATGAAGTGCTGCTAAATACCGACGCAACGCTTCTTTTGTTCCTTTTGTTTTACCTACTAATTTGCCAGTGTCTTTTTTATACACTGCATACTTATCACCTTGTTTTTTTACTGTATATGGCATTGTTAGCGAATTCTAGATGACACTTTTCCATTAATATAAAAAATTGTACCTAAATTAATTCCATTCGATCCTCCTTGTGGATGAGTGTAATCAATTGAAATACTAAACGCATATCCGCCGATTCGATTTGGAATTTCGTTACACATTACATTTAGTTCTAAAGTTTGAAATAGAGAATTCATTACCGGAGTGCGAATTTCTTTTGCTAAATCTGACGTATAGTAAATTGTGTTTGGAGAGCTTTTACGTTGACGAGCTTTTGTTAATATGACGTTGATTCCTGTTTGAGCTTTGAGTTCAGTTTGAACCATTTTTAAAATTTGCTCTGAAGGTTCTACTATAGCTTCAGTTAACGCTGCTTGAATTTCAGATTCAATAATTTTTTTAAGTGATAGTGATTGTTTCATTATGGTCTGTATCTTTGAGGTGTTACGTCTATGTTTAAACGAGAAGTGTCTCCGGCTGTATATATACGACCGGACATTGAATATCGTTGAGGTGTTACATCAATATTCAATCTGGATCGATCAATATCAAACTGAGTTGTACCGGCGTACGTGCTCGGTCTAAGATTATTAGAGCTATTTAAAAATCTTTCTTCTAAGTTCATTGTAATAAATTATTTAAAATCAGATAATATATCAGTAATTATTCTATTTACGTTAGTGTATTTTCCATGCACGTTGACGTTTCCGTTATTGATCGACTCATGTATTGGACTTAAAAAAGCACCATGAGTTGAAGGATTGGAAACGAAATCAAACGCTATCAGTTCAAAATCATCTTGCACTTCAAGAGACCCTTCTCCTAATTGACGTACAGATCCTAGACCGCGAGACGAAATTCCTAATTTAATTCCACACCGAAAAAGTTCTTTTAAAATATTTCCTGATGGAGTTGATAGAACTTCAACCGTGCCAATTAAATCATTATTGTTCCAATGCATTTCGACAATGTTATGAGACACATTGTTTAAATTAACAACTTGCGAATCTGGATGATCTAATTCACCTAACGCGCGACGTTCTTTAATGTTTATATCAGAGTATTTTTTGGCTTCACGCATTAGCACTTCACGCGGATACACTCGCCCGTTTTGATTTTTTGCCTCTGCGCGTTGCAATACTCCTTTAACTAACAATCGGCCATTGTTTTTCTCCATGGATTCAGAAATCATTTCCGGAGAAACGTCGAATGTTATATAATCTACTAGTAATTTTTTCGTTTCCATATTACGATGCTAATTCTTTTAATTGTTTTGAAACTCTCAATAGACGCTCGCTAATTTTAGCGAGATTTTCACGAGACGATTTCCAATATACGTTGTTATCAATTCCCATTTCTTGCTTTAATCGCACGTTATGATTTACAACCTTTTCAATTTCACGCAATCCTTTATTTATGAAATTTATAGATTGATTGATTTTTTGTTTCGGAGTCGCTACTGGATCTTTTTTATATGTATTGTAAGTTATTTCATTCAAATGAAGCTGCTTGGACATTTTTACAAATTTCGAATCATTATTCGACTCTTTTCGAACTTTTTTCACTTTTTTATATCCAAGCATTTCTATATCATCATCAGACAATCCTCCGAAAGCGTATGGAGTTTGATATCCAGGCACTCCGGCAGTAGTCGACATTTCGTCTAACTCATCATCTTCATTTGCAGCATCTTCGACAGGAAAATCTACATCTTCAGGATAGTCAGTTAGTTCTGTATTATCTTCAAAGCCTTGAGTGGCTTCTGTTATAAATCGTTTTTTTATAGTTGAAATGTAAGTCATGTTACAGTTTATAAAGAAGATATACCGTTCCTGCATCGACGCTGTATACAGCCATTTCATGAATTTGTACAGGAGCTGTAGCGCTAGCTGCAGGAAGAGTTAATTGACCTCCATTAGTTAGTGTAACAGATACTCCAGTTGTCGATCCTGACACGTAAAACGCCGACGGATTTGCATTTGAACCTGTAGCGTAAAATGTCGCTGAGGCTAAAACAACTTTTGAATATATTCCGACATTTTTAAAGTACGGTACTGGCGTATATGAATAAGGACCTGGATTTGGATTTGCTGACATATTAAATTTTGTTTAGTTCTTTAATTAATTCATGATAACGCAACAAATTTAAAACGTGTGAGTCTTTTACTGATTTTGTAGACTCTATTTGTTTTAGTAAATTAGTTACTTCAGTTAATTTAATTTTAGTAACTTTATCTGAAACCTTAGCAGTTAAACTTCGAAGAGCTTTACGTACATGCGCGGATTCAAGAGTTAAAAAGTCACGCAATTCACTACTGTCAGACACGTTATTAATATACTGTCTTAATAGATTTTTCTGTGACTCATTCAATGCAGAATATTTTGCATTGAATTTATCAACTAAAATTTTATATGCTAATAACCGAACATCTTTGTCTTGTTTAGTAAATGCCGAAACTTCAGTTACAGGCAATTTAGTTTTTTGTAATTGTTTAGACGTAATATGCTCTATTAAAGTATATTTGTTAGTTATAATTTCAGTAGGATTATCAGCAACTGAAAACTCAAATAGTTTAAACGCAGATGCTAATACTTTATAATTGTTGATTTTCGATTTGAAGAAATCTTCTAAAACGTATGTCGATTTAATTTCTTTAATCAAATTATATTTCTGTCTGTTAAGCGCAGATTGATTGAGCTTAACTCGAGCAGATAAAACTGCTTCAATTAAAGCTTTTGCCTTTTCTTCATTTGCAAATCTTTCTTTTACCAACGTTTGATACAGTTCAAGCTCTTTTGCCAATTCCGTAGATTTTGAAAAATATTTTTTTAAAATTGGAATTGATTTTGAGTCTACATTGTTCAAAGTGTCGGAAGCAACCTGACGTACCAAAAGTTCAAAAAGAACTCCGGTATTTTTAAATTTTGAGTGCTTCAATGGTTTCATCTACTCTGTATTATTTTTATAAATAAATATGACGTTTGTTATCTTTTAATGTTAATCTTCAATAAGGTTTGACTCATCTAACAACGATGAAGTTTCAGAAATAATTTTCTTAGATTTTTTAGCAAATTTCTGTAAACCGTATTTATTAATTATTTCAGTCACTGATTCATTTCTTGCATTTTTCCAGGCGATTCGTCCGATTGGATCATAACCTCGAGGATGATCGTGTGTATTATATTTTATGCCTTCTTTCGGACGTCCAGCTCCTGGCCAGCCTCCTTTAGGAGTTCGATCAGATTTCGCTTCTGAATCGTATTTTTTCATTAAAGTTTTATTTACGCTTTCAAATGGATTAGATCCTTCTTTTTCTTCTTTTTCTTCTTTTCCTTTTTCTTCTCCTTCTGTTTCTTCTCCTTCTGTTTCTTCTTTATCGCTATCTTTTTTCGCAGCAGGATCTTCACCTTCATCATTGATTTTTGTCAATCTAAAAGATTCTTTTGCGTCTTCTATAAGTCCTAATTCAATCGCAGTAGCTTCTGAATCAGTAAAATTAAATATATTTTTATAAATCCATTCTTTTGACATTATTTTTCCTTCTACCATGGACTTAGCTAAATCTACTTTAGTATTGTATAAAGTTAATTTTTCTTGCTCATAAATAGTCGACGGAGATGTCATTGTTAATTCAAAGTCTATGAGCTCGGCATCTTTAAATCCTTGCGAAAATAAATGCACAATAGCTATTTTATGAAGTTCAGAAATTACAATTCTTTGAATTCGTTCTATAGTGCGAGCAAAACGAACGTCTTCAGCTGCGAGTGTCGCTTTTCCTGAATTGTGAATTATCACCCCTGCTGATGTCGCAAAATTATGATATTTAGTTATTGTTAAATCACACGTGTCAATTTGTTCTGATAAAAATTCTACATTAACTACTTTATGATTAGCATACTCTCCTTTAAAATTATTTATAAAACCTTTGTTAACTTTAGCTAATGGCATATGAACGTCTACAAAACTATATCTATCAATATCAAATTTATCAAAAATTCTATTCAATGTATTTCTAGTTACTTTTAATTTAGATTCTAAATCTTTAAAAGAATTACTCTGATTCGCAATAGAAACTAAATTTTCATATGTTATAGAATTAAACTTACAGTTATATGTATTTCCTTTATAAAATTCACCCCAGCATTTTGTATTACAAAATTCTTTATTGTAATTCATTGTATTACAATTTTTACATGAGTGATATTGTAACGAACGCAATCCTTTATTTGCCGGGCCATTTAACTTAACCCACTCTCCCAATCTTTTACCAGAAATGTCTCCACCTTTTTTTCCATTAATAGATGCATTTATTTTTATCCTGTCAGAATTTCTGTATTCAAGCATTGCTTTGGAATGGTTTCCTTGTTTTGCCAATTCTTGATGAAATTTTCTATGCTCAAAGAAACTCATAGACCCGTCCAAATTTTCTGGATTGTTATTCCATTTATTTAGATCGATATGATGTATAACTTTTCCCGGTTGTTTAATTTCATAATAATTAGATACCAATCTATGTACCATTTCCCATTTCCCCGTCCCAGGATGATATACTTCAGTATATCCGGATATATTTTTATTTGTTGATAACCTAGTATATAACGGCATTAATGATTGATCAGCAACTAAATTTTGTGCTTCTATCCATTCACCATCTCTTGTTAAAAAGTTATGATCAGGTGTGCAGTCTATATATTTTCCGTTATCTAAATGAACGCGTACTATTTTTGCATTCATACGAGTAAATCCAGCCCATTCTATTTCGCCGGGTACAATTAATTTTGACTCTTCATCAATTGAATAGACGTAATTTTTTATGCCATTTTCATAATCTTCTATTAATTGCAAAACTGTTTTTTCTTCTCCTGATATCAAAGGTATTAATGTATCCGGAGCTATACACAATCCTTCTTCGTAACCTAAAAAAGCTTTAGGTACTTTCAACGCTGCCATCATTTTATTTCGCAAATACTCTAAATCGTCAATGCCAGTAAATTCCATTCCACTTAAAGTGTCAATTTCAGTTCCGGATTGACCGCCACGTACAGGAAGAAAATAATCTTCCAACATGTTTTGCATATTAAATTTCAAATTGTAATCGCCAGTTTGAGGATCAATATATGGTGTCTTTCTCATTTGGTTGATAATACGTTGCATGTAATTATCAATTTCATTTGGCGGAATATTACCAACATCAATTTTAAAAATTCGTTTTTCCGGGGCTCTCATTATACGATGTATCAACATCGCATCTTCCATTAACGTTAACTGTTTCCAAACTTTACGAGCTGGTTCAATCATCGATTTACCATATGGAAGAAAATTTGAATCATTTAACAGACGAAAATGCGCAATTTCGAAATTTTCATATATAATATTTCCGCCGCCTAATTGCTTGAATTGCACGTGATATGGATTGTCTAATGTAGTTCCTTCTTCACGAATAATTTCATATGCAGACATTGGAACGACGTTTACAATTCCTATTTCATCTTGAACGTCTAATCGCAAATACAAGTCTCCGTATTTACACATATTACGAACCCATGGCCATAAATTAAATTCAATATTTAAGACGTCATAAAATAAATTATGTAAAATCTTTTTAATATTTTCATTGTCGCTAGTAATTCGCAATACGTCTCCGAAATCATCTTTCATTACAGTTTCGTCTGCATAAATGTCCAAAGCCGACGCTATGATAGAATCTTGATCCATAACTTCATAATCAGTATACAATTCCGTTTTTGAAGAAAAATAATTGTAATTTGGATTATATGTATTCATCGAATGAGGACGAACTCCATGTAAGCGAGTAAATCGATCTACAAACTTTGAATTATGCGCATTTCCTAACGATTGTAAATGATCATTGTCAATCACACGTAAAGCTGATTTTCCAACTCGACGTACGATTACATTATTATTGAATAGACGCTTTAAACGACCGTAAAGACTTTTATCTGCCATGAATCAATTTATTTAAAATAAATATTAAAAAATACAATATACAATAATTTTTTACAGCAACCAGGTCAAATCCATATCTTGTCCGGTCGGCCCTGTTGGCATTGTCCATCCGGAATCTTTTCTTGAAGATGCAATACTGCCGTAAGCTCCTTGGTACCCTTTTCCATAATAGTCCAAAGTTTTTCTGTGCATATCTAAACCTTGTTGACGAAGTTTAAGGGCCGTATCTCGTATCCATAAGCCCATGGAAAATGAAAGAACTAAGTCGTCATTGTAACCATGCTGCGCTTCAGCTTTTGATCCATTCCAAATAAATACAAACAATTCCTCAATTAATCGTTTACTTCTAATAATAACTGATCGATCTTTTGTATACATATCAAGTTTAGAAATTAAAAGAGGTCGAGTGCGTGATGACGTTGTAAATCCTGGTGTCATTTGCGCAGTGTCTTTTAAATCAACATAACGAGCCAATTGTTGAGATACATCAGCAACTGAAGTATCTTTCGGAGAGTAATACAAATTTTTATATCCTCTGTCCAAAGCTACTTGAATTACAGCCCATCCAATATTAGCATTTTCAATTACTAACAACGCATCATTATATTCAGTAGCGATATTTACTAACAAATTTCCATATTCTTTAGTTGGAAGTTGTGCTTTGAATTCAGCTACTTGCGTAACCGACTCAATTTCAATTACATGAAATGCAGAACAGTCGCCGCCATCGCCACGTGCTACGTCTGCTACGACAATATAATTTTTTGTAAAATCTACATGTTCCCAAATCCATAACGCTTGATCAACGCCTCGCATTTCAACAGGTTCTTGCACTGTAGTTTGCTGAAACCATTGAATAAGAGCTCCTTCAATTACAGTATGGCCTGACGATACAAAATCACAATCACATTCTTGCGCTGCAGCTTTTATTCCTAACAATTCATCTTGTTTGTCGCGCCAAGCTTGTGTACGATCAGGATGCACTGTCCAATGTAATTTAATTGGATTGAATCGACTTTTCGGATTGGTTTCTGCTTCAACCCAAGTTTTATGAAAAAAGTTTCCGGTACCGTTAGGAGTAGATAAAATAATTGCTCCGCCACCAGTAGCTAGCGTTTGTTGCGCAGATGTCCAAATTTCTTCGACATTAGAAATAAATGCAGCTTCATCTATTATCAATAACGATAGTGCTTCTGAACGACCGGAATCTCCGGAAGATGAAGTCGCTTTTATTTGTGATCCGTTATTAAGTCGTAATGATAATTTATTATCTTCCGTAGCTGGTAGTTTCAGCCAAGACGGTAAATTTTCATACATTACTTTTACTTTGAGTACGAGATTTTTTGCTACTTCCTGTTTTGTAGCAATAACTAAAATATTTTTGTCGCCGAAAAATGTCATCAACCATAATGAGAATCCTGCTGACAACGTAGAAATTCCTAACTGACGAGATTTTAAAATGATATTATAATCATGATCTCGCAAATCTCGTAGCGCTCTTTCTTGAAATGGATATAAATGAAATGGAATTTTTCCTTTTTGTGGATGTTGAATTTGACAGTATTTTCGCATAAAATGCACTGGGTCTGTAGCGCATTTTTTGTATTCGTCTCGTATAATTTCTTTTAGCGATTTTGGATCTGCCATGTTACTACCTTTTATATAAATATAGTCGGTAGTAAATTTATACAGTAAATTACGTAATTATCGCCGGTACCGAGGGTGTTACGGTAGCTCCTGTCTGTGCTACTGGAGTTCCAGCTGTAGTAACTACTTGTCCTGGAGGTACAATGATAGTAGCTGATCTAATGTAACTGTCAATAGCAGTTGCTAAATCTTGAGCTAATTGCAATTGCGCTTCGGCAACAGAATATCCGTCTGATGCAGCTGCCGCTGATTGTTTTTGAAATGCTGCTAAAATTTGCGCAGCAAGTAATGGTGATACTAAAGGCATAACTTTATATAATAATTATTTATCTTTTACAGGGCCGCCGGTGATCCAAGCATTGCAAGTTCTAGATCCGGCACATTTGAATTTATGCATTGTGCAATAACCTAATTTTCCAGCTTCTATCGTATCCCAAGCATCTTGGGCAGCCACTTCTGTATCGTCCGTTTCTATATCTGTAGACGAAGTATCAATTGCAGCATCTTCACCTTCCATTTTCGGCTCAGGAGCGACTTCTGGCGCCACTAATTTTTCTCCAGCAGCAAGTCCACTTTCAATACAATTTAAAATTTTAGTTGTAATATTAAAAGCTGCGCAGCTGTTACATCTTGCGTCTTTTGCTTCTTCCATTGAGTCTAATTTCCACATTTCAGCTTTCGCTTTCCAAAATTTAATATTTGGATTGTTTGGATTCAATGGACCATATCCATATCTATCAATAGCTATTTGTCGATGTTTTAAATTGACATCAACATTTTGCGTTGCTAAAGGACATTTTTGTTCACTTTCAGCCTCTTTTAATAAATCTACTAGTTTAAGCATATTATGTATCTATTTTTATTTTTCACCAGAATTTGCAACTCCAGTAACGAGCTTTCCAGCGAGGGCCTGGATTGGTGTCGCATTTATGTCTAGCTCTAAATGATTTTCTACGAGCAGGATTACTCTTTTTAATTTTCATCCCTGGCTCGCCGAATCCAACTTTTACTACATTACCTTTGTCATTTCTGACGTATACAGCACGTTTTCTAGGACCTCCAGGCGTATAAAAAGGTTTACCTAATTTTACTTTACGACCTCTATATTCAGCCTCTTCAATTATTTCTTTTTTTTTAAAAGATTCTGTTTTTAATTTTTTAAGGTCTTCCGGTTTTAATTCTGTTGGAGAAGCTTTAGGAGTTTTCATTTTCTTATCATAGTCACCCATATCAATTCCTTTTTGCTGCTCTTTAGTACCAAAAGCCATCATTTCAAGCTCTTTTTCAGTTTGACGATAGTCGTCAATTTCATTTTCAAACCAACCAGCTCTCATAGCAGCTTTATTCATTGCTTGAGCTACATCATCTTGATCTGCTTCTGGAAATTTTTCAAAAGCTAAATCGTAAAACTCATCCCAATCTTCTTCATCAGCAAGTTTTTCTAGTTTTTTCTTATTAGAATCGAAAAATTTTAGCACTGCTTCTTCTGTAGATTCTAAATCGACTACAGTCTTTTTTTCTTCAGCTTCTTTAAGTAATGTTTTTAATTTTATCATTTTTTTATTTTAAATACATTTTACGTTTTTAACTTGTTTATGAAATTTTCCTTAAACAACTCAAATTCTTTTTCTATTTTTTCGGCTATTTCATCTCCGGTCATACCACCAAACCATTCTTCAACAGTACCATCTACATTGGTAAATGTCAATGGATTTCGAAATGCAGCTGCTATCTCTTTTGCTTCTTGCTCGGCTTGAAGAAGCCATGCCTCAGCATTTTTTAAAATTTTATTTTGTTCATACTCTTTATACTTTCCTTCAATACGAAGATTATGTTCAAAAGAAATTTGACAATCTAAACAACGTTTTTCTAATTCCCAAAACTTTTTATCTAATCGCTTTGTCATTGGATTGTTACATTCCGGACAACATTCCGGCATTTGCAATTCAACTCGAATAGAATCAAGTTTTCCTTTTTTAATTTTAAACCCGTCTCGCTGCTCCCATTCAACACCGTTGGAATCAGTCCAAACATCCCCAACTTTTCGCTCAACGTAACTTACTTCTTTATTAAATCCAAAAGTCTTTTTTGTTTGACTTTTATGAGTGCCATCCAACATTTTTCGGATAGCGTCTATATTACGTAATTTACTTACTGCTTTTTCGTTTGCCATAACTTTTTATTTATATATAAATATTTTACTTTCTAAAAGAGCTGGCCAAACCTCCTAAAATAAATTTTCCAGTAAGTTTAAAAGGCTGAGTTGAAATATCCGGGTCTCTTATAACAATTCCTTCATGCTCGGAAACAGGTCCTAATGGAGAAGATAGTTTTTCTAAAATTGCATCACCTAATTTCATAGTAGCTAGATAAGTAATATAACCATTAACTGCATCTTGATAATATTTTGGGTCAGATAAAAATTCCGGTAACGGCGTTTCTTCAGAAAGTTTTACTAAAACTTCTTTGGACAATGCAGAAATTACTTTACCGTCGGCAGTTTTTATCTTTTCATCTTTTGGAATTGTAACTGAAGAAAGCCATTGAGAAAGTTTTTTCGTTTCTTTTCGATCTCCAAAATCAATAGTATATAATTTTCCTAACGCTCCAAGTAAATTCGGAGTTCCGTCAAGCTCGGTAGGTACAGATCCTAAAACTTGATATCCATATTTCGATGCTGTTGGCTGAAGATTATTTAAAAGATCTTGTAAGGCAGATTCATTGTATGAAATTTCTTTAGTTCCTCTTCTAGTAGGAGTTACTTGCTCTATTTCTAACAATCCATGAATAGCTAGGAAATTTTTATTGTATGAAAGTACGTTGGTTGATCCGGCTACATACTCGATATTAAACATAATATTAGGGTTGTCCCATAATTTTAATTTTTTTAATTCTGATGCAATTGCAGGAATTGCTTCATTGAAAATATCTAATACAGTACCTCCGATTTTTATCATTCCATGCCCTTCTCCAAAACGATCAGTCAATTCTGATTTGGTAATTCCTTTTACGTCTAATGGTTTATTTGAACCTCTGTCCATTACAAAAGTCTTTTTTCCATCAAGTGTAATTAATCGCACAGACGCGTTAACGCCGTCAATTTTAACAGACGCTGGTCCTTTTTTCAAATATTCAATTGATTTTTGAAATACTTGCAGTAAATCTTTTCCCGTTTTTACCCATTCAATATCAAATGGGTGATGCATGTGTCCCCCTGCGCCGCCTTCTTTTAACAATTGCTCTCGTAAATCTTGCGTAGCTACGCCGAATACTGTTTTTGGAAATTCATTAAAATTATACACAAACTCTCGTCCTATATGAGTACGAAGATATTTTTTCAATTTTTCAATTTTAGCATCGTGTTTTGCTTGCACTTTAGCAGACATATAACCTTCATTGGCCGGTACGCAATTTGGAACTTGTCGAGTTCCTTTTTTCTTCATACCAACTTGTTTATATCCGGTCCAACATGGATCTTCAGTTAATTCTAAAGATTCAGACCACCAATTTTTACTAAAAAGTTTTGTTTCAGCAACTTGCAGTTTTTTAAAAACCATATCTGCAATTTTTGCGTCATACCAACCAAATATAGATTTAAATAAATTTACTTTTTCTGTATTAGATTTTGCTGAAGCTAATGCATTTCGCATTGACGTTCCTGACATTTCACCAAATCCAGGAATAGTCACTGACTGATGAGGTGCTACAATTAAATAACCATGTTTGTCAAATCCTTGCAAATTAGTTTTATTTGCATCAAATGATTGAAAATATGATGGTGACCCATCTTTTTTCGGCTTCATTGTAAATCTTGGATCGTCTTTCATATCTTTAGCTCCAACCATAAATACAACTGCTGTATCAGCGGGGTTGAGCTTGGAAAGTATTTCCTCCGCTTTATATGGATTTTTTACCTGTACTAATCGATCATCGTATCCATAGTGACTTATAATATCTCGTTTATCTTGAAATGAAAATGGAGACTTTGGAGGTTCAATTTTGTCTGAAGTTACGATATATGCGTTTGCTGCTCCGAATTTTTGTTGCAGCCATTTAAACGCAGCGGCGTGATGTTTTCCGAACGGCTGAAAGCGTCCAGGATAAAGAGCTATTACATTTTTTATCATAGTAGTTGTGTATTTTAAGAAAACGACGCGGATCGCCAGGCACCGCCCATATA